TCTATGTTGTCTATGTATGTGGTATGTATGTAGGTAGTATTGTCTTTTGTTATATTGCTACCCTCTTGCACTCCTTTAGATTCAAAGAACCTTGTGTAAATGAAATGCTCTTTGGTTGTAGGGTTTAGTATTAGGATAACTCTATTCTTGTTTCCTTTCTGTCTAACCGATAAATCTATAGTATCAAACTTCTGCTCGTCTGTTAGTTCCTCTGCTTCATCTACTACCCAAGTAGTAATACCTTGTAAAGATTTAAGGTTTGCAGTCTGGTCTCCACTTGATGTCTTTATACCTCTAAAGATTATCTTGCTTCCAGTCTTTTTGTTTAGTATCTCATCCTTAGTTATGTGGAAGTGTTCCATAGAGCCAAACTGCTCAAGCTTGTCTATAAACTCTGGTATGATAGATATGTATGCTGAGGTTAGTGTGTATCTTGTAAATAGGATAGTATGTCCAGCTTCATAAGTAAGCATAACTAAAAGTGCGTTTACTGAAAATGACTTCCCAGAACCACGACCACCACTTACTATAAAATACCTACTGTCTGTTTCAACAATAGGCAGATATTTCTTTTTTACTTCAATCAATGGTTAATCAACAAACTTTATTAAATCTCTAAAATTGATGTTTAAGCCCTCCGATGAGTTGAGGTCTATACTTTCCTTAGGTTTTCCATAACGATAGCTTAAATACAGCTGTAAGGCTCTTATATCCCCCTTAATAACTAACTCTCCTAATTTACCTACTGCTATGTCTTTGTCTATTATAGCATCTAATCTCTCAATTAGTTTTTGCTCTTGTGCCTTTGGCTTTCTTCCAGCTCCTTCTCTTGCTCCTCCGTTATTTTTTCTTTTATCCATAATTGAAATAAATTGTTTAATCAATAATATATAAACACTTTTACTTTTTTTTAGAACAATCTTTGTTGTGCCTTGTGTTGCTCTATTCTTTTCATTGCCGCATTGTAGTAGTCTTTATCTAATTCACAAGCTGTTAAATCATAGCCTAAGTTATGACAAGCTATTGCTATTGAGCCACTACCTAAATGTGTGTCTAAAATTCTATAACCATCTTTGGCATAATTCATAAGTAACCATTCGTATAGTTTAACTGGTTTTTGAGTTGGGTGTATTCTTACTTTGTCAGCACCTAAAAATCCCTTGTATCTTATTTTAGCAATTCTTAAAACTTTATCAAAATTAGTCCAAGCCAATTCGCCATCTGCAAAATCACAATCTGCATATATACCTTTATCCCAAAATATGTAACATCTACTTGGTTTTAATTTATCTGTAAAATAATTACCACCCCATATAATTTGATATTTACTAACCCTTTGCAACTCTATAAAATAATCTTTATTTGGTGTAGTATTGTCCCATTTTTTACCTTTGCTGTATTTTTTATTTTTACCACTTCCCATTGTCATTTCAGAAGCACCAATCCCATAAGGTGGGTCAACAATAGCTAAGTCAAAGTAGTTATCTTCATACCTTGCCATTAGTTCCATATTGTCTTCGTTTGTTATTAGCATAGTAAAGGGTTTTTAACTCTGTTGTTTAGTAATGCACCTTTAACTTCTTTTATTGTCTTTGGTTTGACTCTGTGCTTTAATGATTTGTTAAACGGGTCTAAGCGTGTTTCTTTAAACTCCTCTACTGTTTCTATATCCCAACCACTTAAAACGTCTACAACGTCTTGTATTTCTTTTATCGTCTGTGTTGTTTCTGCTTTTTTAATCTCTTTCTTTATTTTGTCTTGTTCTGAATTGAAGAAAGGTTTAGAGAATACTAAGTCTAACTCTTTTATTATTTCATCGTGTTTCCTTTTATCTTCTAAGCTTATTACATTAACGCTATTAACGTGGTGTAGTATATTGCAATGACTTTTTTTTATTGTATCTCCTACTTGTTTAAATGTGCTTCCAGATTCATAAGCAAGTTTGCAAAACACTTTCTTTGCGTATGTGTAATTCCTTTGCCTTGTATCTAAAGTAATATCTAAGTTAAATTTATTGTTAACCGCTTCTTTTATTTTGTCTAATGTCATATCTAAAATAATTCTGTTTGTTTTACGTTTTGTTTTTTTATTATTCCTATCGCTGTTTCAAGTATTGTTTTACCAGCTTCATAGTCTACCAGGTTTCTTGCTATTTTATCTCGTCTTTGTTTTCCTTTGTATTTATAGAAATCATAATTGTGAAACTCACACCATTTTGAAATCTCATTAGTTACTCCATTCATTAAGCCTTTTCCTTGTGACCTTTCATTTAATGTGCTGGGAAGGTTAAAGTTTGTCCAGTACAAATGTCTTCCTCTTTTATTTGCATTAATCAAAGGTTCGTAGTATGGTGTTACATTTTCAACCACATACTTACCATCAAAGTGATTATCTAAAAATATAATCTCTTGATAAAGTTTCATATCTGGGTATAAAGGAATAAAAGCATTTGTTGTTTTCTGTGTTATCCTTACTTTACTATGAGTTGGACAAGGAGGAGAACTCCATATAAAATCAAACTCTTTGTAATGGTCTAATAAGTATTGATGTGCATCTGCTACAATCACTTTATCGTTTGGGAAACGTTCTTGGTATAGCCTTGCAAGTTCTTCATCCCATTCCACAGCAGTTACCTCAACATCTGTTACTTCGTCCCACTTATATCGATTACCTCCAAGACAAGCATATAAGTTTAGTATCTTCATATCTTATTATCTATCACTTCAATTAAGTGTCTTAAATCGCTTCTCTCCCACTCTCCTAAGTTTACTCCATTTATTAGAAACTTATAGTAGTCTTTTCTTTCTGAGTCTTTTACTTCTATGTTTATATACATCTTATTTATTTTTTTCTATCCATTGTTCTTGTTGCTCTCTTAAGTATTCTATCTCTCTCTTTAAGTAGTCTGCTGCTTTCTCTAAGTCTTTTAACTCATCGTCTTTCTTTCCACTTCTACAAACATACTTAATTATATTGCCTCTATTGAAGTTTAGTTCATAATCTTTTATAAAGTCTATAACATCATAGCCTTTTCCGTTCTCGTAATGTAAATAGGTTGCTCTCATATTATTTTGGTTGTTTATCTGTTTCTTCATTTTCTTTGTCTACTATTAGTTTTAATCCCTCTACCTTTACATAGAGTTGAGCTACTATGTTCTCAAGTCTTAGTATGCGTTGTATCTGTGTGTGTTTCTTCTGTTTCATTTTATTTTATTTAATTCGTTTTGATATGCTTGTGCTGCTTCTTTTTCATCTGTGAAATATCCTAAGTGTTTTATTATTCCATTTACTCTTATAGCTCCTTGCCATTTACCTTGTCTTTTATTCCAACATACTCCAGTATATTTTGATGAGCCAATCTTCATATCTTTTACTATATTCTCTCTACTTGTAAGTAATTGTAAATTATATAGTTTATCATTTTCTTTATTATTATCTATATGGTCAACAACTATTTTATGTCCACAAGGTTTATGATTTAAAAAAGCCATTGCAGATAGTTGATGTATTTTAGCGTTACCTCTATGTTTTCCATTTTTTGATAATCCAACTCTATATCGTCCGTTAGTGTTTAAGTTTTTACTAAGTTTCTTAATAATACCTTTTTTTCTATAATTTAGACTTCTTACATTGCCTAAATTGCTTACTTGATATAATCCCTCATACTCTGGTATATCTTTCCAAACCTCTATACCTATTCTACTTAATAAACTTGCTATCATAATTCTCCTGTTAAGCAATAGTTATCTAAATCGTTTCCCTCTATAAAAAACTTGTTGTATAAGTCAATAGCTTTCTCTACCTTTTCTTCTCCTTGATAATAAAACTGTTCTGAGCAGTTAAAGATACCAATATCAAGTGAGCCTTTGTCTAAAGCTAAAAAGAAGAACTCATCATAGCTTTTATTAAATAAGTTACAGTATAAGTAACATTGAACATCATAACCATACTTCTTAGCACTCCAAGCAAAGTCCTTTATGTTTGTGGTTGTCTTAAGGTCTACTATTCTATTAGTTGCTAATACATCTGCCTTACCTCTAAATGGCATTGTAAAACCTCCAGCACTAACATTATCTATAGCTGGTATCTCAAACTCTGCTTTAGTAATTAGTTCTTTTGCGTGTTCGTTTCGGTAGAACGCATCTACAAGCCTCTCTGCTTCACTTCTTTCCTTTGCAGTGTACACAGACCCAAACTCCTCTTTAGCCTCTCTAAACTTCTTTGTGTTTCTACTTTGTACCTCTACAAACTTTTGTGCCTCAAATTTTTCTGGCTCAAGGATTGCCCAATGAAACAAAGCACCAGCTCTCAATGCAGAGCTTTCAGCAGTACCATACTTCAAACTGAAGTTATATGTCTTTGGGCTTGATAGAAGCTGTTTAAGGCTACTACTACTAAGAGCTAACTTATTTAGTTCTCCATAGTAAAAGGAGTCATCATCCATACGCTTAAGCAGTTCAGCTCTATCGTAATGCTTTCCATCTAATAGTTGTATTTTATTCTGTGTCATAGTTGTAGCAATTTTTTGAGCAGTAAGTATCTCCATTAGTTTCAGTTCCACAAGTTCTACATTCCGTTAACTCGTCTGACTCATCTATATAGGAATCTAAGTAACTCATATATTATATTGTTTTAATTTGTTTTCTAAGTCTTCTATTTGTTTGTTAAGTTCTAAGATAGTTTGGTTCTTACTATCTCTTACAGCAGTTACTCTTTGTTCAAGTACTTTGTTTTCTATATTAAGCTGGTTAACATATTGCCCTATCTCACTAACACCTTGTATGAAATGTTTAAGGTCTTTGTTCTTTGGTTTTGCATCAGACCACTTAATAACCCTATCGGATATAAAGTTAAACCATAATACATAAGACTGCCTTTGTAGTAATGTCATTATAAAGAAGCTCCTATAATAACACCTAAACAGATAAGTAATCCAGCAAGAGTAAATACTATAACGACATCATCTCTCATCATTTCTCTTTCTCTAATTTTCTGTAATTCTTTTTCTGTGTAAACTTTAATTCTTTTGTCTTTTACGTCAATGTGTAATCCTGTCTTTGTCTTTTTCATTTTGTTTGGTTTTATCGGGCTGCTCATGCAGCCCTTATGGTTTATTAGTTTGTTATTTTCTTTTGAAATTGTAGAGCTTTATTTTTATTATTAAAATAAAATTTCTTAACATCGTTTTTTTCAATTACATCTAACCTAAAAGATGTTTGATTTTGATTAGTCATTAATCTTGTTTTCATTGTTTTTGTTTTTAGTAAATGTTATAAATTATACTTCTAATTATTTCTTGTCTTTTAAGTAGTCGTTCTTTGACATCTTTAGGTACTTCTGTTCTTAGTGTAGTTTCAATGTCTTTTAACTCTTTGTTTAAATCGTCTAATTGTGTAAGCATAATTTTTTTGTTTTAACAAACCTAATTAAAATTAATGTTATAAACAAATTATAAACAAAGTTTTTTATTCATTCATCTTAAAATAGCTATCCCATATACCCAGCTCTGTGTCTTTTTCATTAATGTTAACGATAGCTGCATCACTTTCTTTTAGCAAATAACAAGGCTTAGATACTTTTTTACTTCCCCATAGTGTAGTGTCTGGGCAGTACATATTCTTTACCTCTAAGTCTTTTAAGTTGTTAAGCCAAAATAGATAGTTTCCTTTAGGGTCGTTTACAAAATACAGAGCTACTTTTCCTGTGGCTATTAGTTTATCAAACTTAGCCTTTTCTATTATCTTAGTGTCATAGTATTTATTCCTAAACTTCATCTCTATAACACAGTCTTGAGATTTTGGAGTTTTACCCTCAGCATCCCAGCTAACACTACCCTCTCCAGTATGACTTAATGTCCAACCATCTAAGTTTAGTAATGTTACTACTGACTGCTCCCACCTATGTATGTCTTTAATCTTTGTCATAAATCTTATCTATTTCATTAATCCATTGAACTAATCTTTTTGGGTTGCAGCTACAAGGTTCTGTGTACTTATGTTTGTAGTAGACTGAGTGAAGTTTACATAAGAGTATATACTGTTCTCTTGTTAGCTTTCCTTTAACCTCAGCTTTAAACTGCTTCCATTGTTCTCTGTGTTCTATTTCCATAAGTCTATATCTATATCGTTCCACTCATCTCTGCGTTTATCACATCCACAGTCTGGGTTTATCTTTTTCCATATATACCTAATACCTGTGTAGTAAGTAATGTAATATACTAAATCTCCTAATCTCATAACTCTTTGTATTTATATAAAACTTCTTTTTTTATTAAATATGCTTTTTTACTTTTAGTATCTCCCTTACCTATAAATTGAACGTAATTTAATTTGTTGTCTTTTATACAGTCTTTTATTCTTTCTGTTAAAAACCAATTATAATTATATCCATCATATATAACCCAATACTTAGCCTTTGTAGTGCTTAGAGCTGATGGCTTAGAATTAAATTCAATTTCTATAACAATATTATTAGTGTACTTGCTTTTTTCATCAGACTTAACTTCTACACCAAAATTCATCTCTGGAACGTAAATATCATACTCTTTACAATAGCCATCTTTTATATAAGCTTTACTATATTTAGACTTAATAATATCTAATACAATGTTCTCGTGATGCTTACCTCTTTGTAAATCTCTTTTAAAAGTTTGCATCATAACTTGTCTTTTATGTTTTT